ATTATCTGCAAAGATTTCTGACAAAGATGCTAGAAAGGCATTTGCAGATAGACATAATTGTAGTGATAAAAAAGATAGAACCAAAGCTGGGTATTGGTCTTGTAACCTACCTCGTTATGGTAAATCTTTAGGTATTACTCAAGGTAATTTTTATTGGTGATGCATCCATATAAAGAAGTTATTGAGAGTAATGTTATTGTAAGAACTTTTTCAGAAGATGTAGAATCTGAAGAATTAGTTTGGCATAGAGATAAAAACGATAGAGTAGTTGAAGTTATCCAATCCAATGGTTGGAAGTTTCAAATGGATAACGAACTACCTAAAACTTTGGAAAGTGGAAATGTGGTAGAAATACCAAAAGAAACTTTTCATAGAGTTATTAAGGGTGAGGGAGACCTCATAATTAAGATAAAAGAATAAAGGTTATAAAATAAGGAAACAAAATGGCAGAAGAAAACAATAGTTCATTTTTTAATCGATTAACGAAACTCTTTTCCACTCAAGCAATCGTAAAGGTTGATAAAGATGGAAAGAGAAAAGTTGTTGATGTAGATGATAGACAGCAGGGTAGTACTAACTTATTAAATTTAAGAGATAGATACACCAAACTACAAAGGTCTTTTTACGGAGAACAAATGGCAGCTCAATCAATGGCATACCATCAAGTAAGAAGAGAACTATTTAGAGATTATGATGCTATGGATAATGACCCAATTATCTCATCAGCATTAGATATCTATTCAGATGAATGTACACTTAAAAATGAATTTGGTGAAGTTGTACAAATCAAATCAAAAAACGAAAAAGTAAAAGAAATCTTAGAAAATCTTTTCTATGATATTTTGAACATAGAATTTAACCTATGGTCTTGGACAAGAAATATGGTTAAGTATGGAGATTTCTTTTTAGTACAAGAAATTCAACCAGGTGTTGGTATTATTAATGTAAAACCACTTCCAGTTTATGAAACTGAAAGATTAGAAAATACTGACCCTAACAATCCAAACTATGTAAAGTTTAAAGTTAATCACGACCCAAATGGTAAAGGTGAATATGAAAACTATGAAGTAGTACATTTTAGATTATTATCTGATACTAACTTCCTTCCTTATGGAAAAGCAATGATTGAGAATGGTAGAAGAATTTGGAAACAAGTTTCTCTTATGGAAGATGCTATGTTAATTCATAGAATTATGAGAGCACCTGATAAGAGAGTTTTCAAAATTGATATTGGTAACATTCCTCCACAAGAAGTTGATAACTACATGCAAAGAATTATCAACAAAATGAAGAAAACTCCATTTGTGGATAAAAAGACTGGTGATTATAACTTAAAGTATAACATTCAAAATCTAACAGAAGATTTCTTCTTACCTGTTAGAGGTGGTGATAGTGGTACTCAGATTGATTCATTGGGTGGTTTAGAATATACTGCTATCGATGATATCGATTACTTAAAGAATAAAATGTTTGCAGCTCTTAAAATTCCAAAAGCATATTTGGGATATGATGAGAATGTAAATGGTAAAGCAACTCTTGCTGCAGAAGATGTGAGATTTGCAAGAACAATTGAAAGAATCCAAAGAACTTTAATATCTGAGTTAACTAAGATTGCAGTAACTCATTTAGCAGCTCAAGGTATTGAAGGAACTGAGATGGTTGATTTTGAATTAAACTTAGTTAATCCATCTACGATTTACGAACAAGAAAAAGTAAATCTTTGGAGTGAGAAAGTTAGATTAGTTTCTGATGTTCAAGGATTAAATATGGTATCTAAGGATTGGGCATACAAAAATATCTTTAACTTTAGTGATGATGAAGTTGATTTTCAAAAAACTCAACTTATCAATGACCTTAAAGATAGATTTAGATATCGTTCAATCGAAGATGAGGGACAAGACCCAGCAATGGAGCAAGACCCAACTGATGTTGAAGATGAATTAGAAGAACTAAAAACTGAATTAAAAAACAAAGGTGGTAGACCAAGAGAGGGAAACACCTATGGTAAAGATAAACATCCTTATGGGAGAGACCCATTAGGTAAAAAGGAAAATCAAAAAGCGTTATCAAAAAACGAATCTTCTGCTACTAAAATGACAAAAAAAGTAGCTAAAGAATATGTTAATGGAGTTTCTGCAAAACGAAAGTTGATGAGTGAAAACGGAGACTTTTTAGATGATGTAAATTTGATTGATGAATAAAAATTAAGGAAATCAAAATTAACTTATATTTATATACGATGTATTGTATCGTATATTGATATATTATTATAGGATAAAAACACAATGAAGAGGGTAAAACATTCAAAATTTAAGAATACTGGTATTCTTTTTGAACTTTTAGTGAGACAAATCACATTAGAAGTTCTTAATGGTGATACCACGGAAAAGGCTAAAAAAATCGTAAGTGAATTTTTTAGTCCAAAAACAGAGTTAAACAAAGAGTTAAGATTATACGAACTTCTTATTAAAGAAAAGTACAGTTCAGAATCAAGAGCTGAAAAGTTTATTGATACTGTCAATGAGGCACATAATCGTATTGACCAGAAACAACTTCAAAGAGAGAAGTATAATCTTATCAAAAAGATTAATGAATCATTCAATATGGATGAATTCCTTTCTTCACCTATATCAAATTATAGAGTACTTGCATCAATCTATAAGATTTTTGAATCTAAAAATATGCGGGATTATGATGTTAAAGATGTATTCAATTCAAAAATTACCCTCATTGAATCAATTACATCTAAACCGTCTACCCTATCATCTAAAAAAGGTAACACTAATCAGATTGTTGAATCTTATAAAAAACAAGATAAAGATTTAAGATTGTTAACTTATAAAATTTTAGTAGAAACTTTTAACAAAAAGTATTCTAACTTAGATGAAAACCAGAAAAACCTATTAAGAGAATACATCAACAACCTATCTAATACTACTGGTTTTAAATCTTATGTTGAAAAAGAAATACCTTCAATCGTTTCTGAACTAAAAACATTATCTAAAGGTATAAAAGATAAAGTAACTAAAATTAAGTTAGTAGAAACTGTTTCAGTTTTAGCTAAAACTAAAATTGGAAAAGTAGTATCTGATAATCACGTTTCATCTTTAATGATGTCTTACGAATTAATTAAAGAATTAAAGAGTAAAAAATAAATGAGTAACTTAAAAAAGCTTATTGAGGATTTGATTGATGAAATCCAAAATGAAGAGTTGGAAATGGATGAAGCTACCACTACTGGTGATGTGGCTGGTTATAATACTCCCAATGCTTTTAAAGATACTGATGGAACTGATGAGGATGAGGAAAATGATAATGAATTTGTTGATACTATAAATAAAGCAAGTGGTTATAAAAGAGTTAGTGAAAATCGTTGGTTAGAGTTAAAAAAGGATGAATCCACTCCAAAACAAAAAATTGGTAGAGGAATTTCAAGTATTAACAAACAACTTTCTGAAATCGAAACATTCCTAAGATGGTATGGTAAAATTAAGAAAGAGGGTGATTTAAATTCTGACCAATATTGGAAAAGAACACAAAAGAATTTGTTCAAAATTAGAGAAAGATTGAACAACATTGTTTCTTCTATAACTAAATTGTAATTGGGAATAAATATGAATATTACCAGAGAAACTATCAAAAATACACTCAGAACTGTTATGGCAGAGGAAACTGAGTATCAAACATTTTTCAAAAAAGCTTTAGAGAAAGCAGGGAAATCTATCCCATCTATGTCTGATGAGGAAAAGAAAGAGTTTTTCAATAAGATTGATGCTGCTTGGAACGCTAAAGGTGAAAAGAACGAGGAATTGAAAGGTGACCAACATAAATTAGATGTTGATGGTGATGGTGAGATTGAAGCATCTGATTTAGCTGCTTTAAGAGCTGGTAAGAAAAAAGAAGAATCAGTAAACGAATCTGCTGGTTGTGGATGTGGTTGTGGATGTGGTGGTTCTAAGATGAACGAAGAATTCAAATCAAAAGATTCTACCTTTGAAAAAGTATATGGTATCTTTGATAAAAAAGATTACTTCAATGCTAAAGGTTTGGCTAAAACTCAAATTGGAAACTTTGAAAGAGCATTACAAAGAAACGATAAAGGTGCACAACAAATTTTGGACAAGTTCAAAGGTGATATGGGTAAGGCAAAAGATTACATCATCCAAGTAATTTCAGACCAAAAGAAACAACAAGCATTTGAAGATTTCAAAGCATTAAAAATGGCAGTTGATTCAATCCAAAAAGGAAACCCTGAATATGGTGCAGTTGGATATGTAAAGAGAATCATTCATAACAATAATCAAAAATATTCAATAGCGTTATATAGTGCATTAAGAGGTAAAAAGTTTAATAACTATAAAGATATCCATGCTGATATTGATTCTTTAATTGGAGAATCAGTAAACGAAGCAAGATTGGGTAAAGTTGCAATGTTGAAAGATGTTGAAGCTGGTAGAACTTCATCAGTTGAAGGAGTTAAAATTTCTAAAGATTTAGCTTTTGAAATGAGAATGTTCTTACAAAGACCTATGTTATCAAGAAGTAGAACTGGTATTGCTATCGATAATTCACAAATGAAAGAAGCAATCCCTATGTTAGCAAAAGTTGGAATTCATAAAAGATTATCATCTGGTGTGAAAAAAGAATTTGCTGAGTTATTAAAAAAATATAAATAAGGATAACCGATATGAAAAACCTATTAATAGAAACAAACTTATTTGAAGGAAGAGTGAACGAAGATTCATCAGGAAGAACTATGGTTAAAGGTATCCTTCAAAGAGCTGGTGCAGAAAACCAAAATGGTAGAGTGTACCCAAAAAATATCTTAGAAAGAGAGATAAACAAATATCAACAACTAATCAAAGAAAGAAGAGCATTGGGTGAATTAGACCACCCAGATTCTTCAGTTATCAACCTAAAGAATGTATCACATAATATTAAAGAGGTACATTGGGAAGGTAACGATGTGGTAGGTACAGTGGAAATCTTACCTACTCCTTCTGGTAATATTCTAAAAGAATTATTAAGAGCTGGAATCCTCTTAGGTATCTCATCAAGAGGTATGGGTTCTACTCAACCAATGAAAGATAACAAACTTTTAGTTGGTGAAGATTTTGAACTAATCGGTTGGGACTTTGTATCCAACCCATCTACACATGGTGCATTTATGACTCCAATGAACGAATCAGTAATCAAACAAATCGGTACTGATGTTTGTGGAGATTTTTGTAAAGCACAAGATTTAATGAGAGAAATTATAACGGAATTAGGATAATGAGTAAAAAGAATTTTGACATATACGATTATGTTCACAACAACAAATTTAGTTTGAAAGTTGAACAAAAAGCTACTAAAGTATCTAAAGGATATAATGATATTAGAAAAACTAACATTAACGAAGTAAAAATCGTAGATGGTAAATTTTCATTATCTGAATCATTAGAAGGGGAGAAAAAATTATCAACTGAAGTTAAAAAACACTTCTTAGAAATTATTTCAACTTATAAAGCATTCCAAGAACAAATGAAAAGACAATCTGATATCGTTGAGGTAGCAGAAACTTTAGGAGGTATTGTTGAAGCAGCAAAAACACTAACTCTTTCAGAAAACGATGATTGGTTCGATAAAGTAACCATCAAAAGAAATATGAGTGAGTTGGAAAAAATGGATAAAGCATTTGATAAAGTTGCTACTGAAGCAAGAGCTTTAGATGAAAGGTTACATGCATTATATGAAGATATGGGTAATATCTTAGGTAGATACTATGAGATTGCTGATATTGATATTGATGT